TTGCTAATAAAGACTTGTACCCGGGTTTCACAGATAAGACAAACAGAGATACTGACCTTAGACCAATGATAGATGAGTGTTCTTGTGATTGTATTGGTCAATGTCATAGTGGGTGCCATTGTGGTGGGATGAGAGAAAATGGTTATAATAATTCAATACTAATTTTGTGATGGGATTTAATGAGATAGCATTTACTATAATAACTATCCTATTATCAGGGATAGGTTACTTTTTAAAGAATGTACATAGTGACATAAAAGCTGTAGTAACTGAGCAGAAAGACATCATAGCTGATGTAAGCCATCTTAAAGGTAAGATTGACCTGGTAGACAATGAGGCAAGATTCAGAAGTGACTCAATTGAGAAAATGACACAGCTTGAAATCAAACATTTAGCTGAGCACATCAGTGAGTTGACTCAGTCAGTTAAAAAATTAATAGAAATACAATTAGTAAAATGACACTAAGAGACAGATGGTGCTCCAAAACACCTAATTTTTGGCTTAGAGTAAGGAACTTATCAATAACTATTGGTAGTATTGGAGCTGTTTTATTGACTTCTCCATTTGAATTGCCTACTATTGTAGTAGATGTGGCTGGATACTTAGTGACAGCTGGTACAATTGGAGCTACACTATCACAGTTAACAGTCCAAAAGTGATGGAATTCTTATTAGGATTTGTATGTGGACTATTAATGGGAGTTATTATAATACTATACTATGAGTTATAACTGGCTAAAAGAAGAGACTGCTCCTAGAATCCTAGTACAAGCTGTCAAGCTAATAGGTACTAAAGAGATAGTAGGCAAGGCACACAACCCTATCATTTTAGACTGGGCAAAAGAGCTTAAAATTAAGACATACACTAATGATGAGATACCTTGGTGTGGTCTATTCATTGCTTACTGTGCTCACAAGGCTGCTGTTGAGGTAGTAGATGGTCCATTGTGGGCATTGAACTGGGCTAAGTATGGCACAAAGGAAAGCACTCCAATGTTAGGTGATGTATTGACCTTCAAGAGAGATGGTGGTGGTCATGTAGGCTTGTATGTTGGTGAGGATAGAACACACTACCATGTGCTAGGTGGCAACCAAAATAACCAGGTGAATGTAATGAGAATTGCTAAGACAAGATTACACCAGGCAAGAAGAACAGCGTGGAAAATAGCACAACCATCTAATGTGAGAAAAATAGAATTATCAAATAAAGGAATAATAAGCACAAACGAAGCATAATGAAGACACCCAAAAAGAAAAAAGACATCAACATCAACATTGACACTAAGAATGTGGATGTTAAAGTTACTCGTAAAAATGGCACTACAGAAGTTAAAGTGGACACTCCTAAGGTAGACGTAGACTTTCACAAAGATAGTGACTCTAAGAGCTTAAAAGTGGACACTGAGAAGGTAGATGTACAAGTGACCAATGGTGAGGTGAATGTAGATGTTAATGAGCAGTCAGGATTTGTAGGAAAGTTAATAAAATTAATTCTCAGAAGAAAAAAATAGTTATATTTGTACCGCATGTATATTGTTTGGTTACAATAACACCCTAAGAGGGATGAGCTAGGAATAGTTGATCCCTTTTTTTATGCAATCAAATGTTAAAATATGTTAAAATATTTGCACAAGTGAAAAGAGTTACTAACTTTGTTTCATAATTATTAACCAAAACAATATCAAATGAAAGCAACTATTAAACAAGCAGAACAAAATCAAAGAAATCTATCAATTATGTCAACTGGTAGAGGTCACTACAGAATTGAATGTGACTACAGAGGTAAGACTATCTACACAATCACTACTAACACAATGGCAATTGATGATTTTAATTCTGAGTATGGTGAGAAAATGGATGGCAGAAATAGAATGAAAGAAGGCTATGAATGTCTTGTTAACACTATTATTAGAGACAATCAAAACTAAAATTATGCAAGGAACAATCGTTTATTTATTAGTGCTTTATAGCATAGTAGCAACAATCAAAATTTTAACCCTTAAAACTAAGTAACATGCAAAATTTAATTAATCACATCATTAAGCAAGAGAAAGAATTATGGCAAACCTATCAATTTTGTGTAGAAAAATTTGGCTATGACTCAAGAGCAGCTATCCAGTATCAATCAAAATGGCATCAATGTACAGAATTGATTGAGATGTTTAAACTTAATACTCCAACTAGGAAAAGAAACCTAAGTAAATTCAAGCACAAGAAGTACACAATCATCAAAACAACTTGTGAGCTATGATTTGCCCTGACTGCAACGGAGAAGGTACTATAGAGGTACACTTCTGCACATTTGGAAATGAAATTCACTACACTGAAGAGGAGTGTGGATGTAATAATGGATATATTGAAGACAATGAACTTAGCTGATATTGAGTCCTACTGGACTAAAAAAGGACACTTTAACATCCTTCTATACATTAACTATTTAAGAGCAAAAAATGAAAACATACAAAGTAACAATGAGAGACAAGTCCTTCAAGATAGTGAAGGCATACGATCAACACCATGCATTCCTGATGGTGGACAGATGGATAGGTTTAATCTTAAAAATTGAGGAGCTATGAAAGACACAGCAGTTAAATTCCTAATAGATGAAATCTCATGCAGATTTATAATATCTGAGGAGCTAAGAATAGCAATGTATAAGGCTATTGAAATGGAGAAGGAGCAGATAATTGATGCTTATGAAAATGGAGCTGAAGGGTTTGATTTCACAGCAGAAGAGTACTATCAAGATAATTGTAAACCTGAGATAATATGACACCAAAAGAGAAAGCAAAAGAGTTAACGCTTAAATTTATGAAAATTGATTCAGATTCAGAACAATTTTATGAGTTTAAAATCAAATTTTTTTATGCTCAAAGATGCGCATTAATTGCAGTTGATGAGATAATAAGCAGTAATCCGCATTCTAATCCATTGAATACAAATGTTCATTCAACAATGGAATACTGGCAAGAAGTTAAACAAGAAATACAAGCATTATGAAAGCAACACATAGAATATGGTTAGAGGACTCAGTAGAAGAGTTAGGTGGTTTTTGGTGGTATTGCTACCTTGATCACAATGGATGCCTTCAAGATGAGAAATATCCTGATGACCTACCTGAGACTCCTCAATGGTATATTAATAATGGTTATAAAGTAGAAGAGCTATGAAACTAGACAACAGATTGAAATTCCTAAATGATGCGATTATCATAGTAGTAATACTCATTTTAATTATGTTAGTAGCTATTGCTAATGTTGACACAATTGTAAGATACATCAAGCCATGACACCTAATGAAATCATAAGACAAAGATTTCCTCATGAAAGGACTCAAGGTATTGCTGATGACTTAGGATTGACTTATTCTCAAGTGGCTAATAGAGCATTCTCAATGGGCCTAAAAAAGACACTAGAGTTTAAAAGCTCTATGGCATCAGGTAGACACAATCTAATTGAAGGTGGTAAAAAATTTAGATTCACACCTGGACACACACCATTTAATAAAGGTAAACGAATGCCATCAGAAGTCTATGAGAAAGCCAAAGCTACAATGTTTAAAAAAGGTAATAGACCTTACAACTGGAAGCCTGACGGATCTATAGTAGAGAGAAAAGATACTGATTTGAGTGGTAGAGTATATCTATACTACAAAATAAGAAATAGCAAGTGGATTCTCTACCACAACAAAATATGGATTGATGCTAATGGACCAATTCCTAACAAGCACATAATAACCTTTATAGATGGTAACACCAGGAACTGCCAGCTTGAAAACTTACAATGCATAAGTATGAAGGACAATGTCTTAAGAAACAGCATCCATAGATTCCCTGAAGAGATAAAAGAAGTAATTAAATTAACAAGTAAACTAAACAAAACAATCAATGGCAAGAAACAAAATCAGTGATCTACGTGACCACATGTTTGCAGCACTAGAAAGACTTAATGATGAGTCTTTAAGTAATGAACAGATTAAAGAAGAGGTAGATAAGGCTAAGGCTATCAGCTCCATTGGATCAGTGATAATCAACTCAGCTAAGCTAGAGGTAGACTTTATAAAGGCTACTGGAAGGATAGACTCTGACTCTGACATCTTTAAGAATATTGACTCTAAAAAACAATTGTCATGATTGATAAAATCAAATACATGATTGATCTACACAACCTGACAAGTAGTGGTAGACAAAGAGACCTGGTATACAAGCGAGATTATATTTTCTCTGAGCTGTTTAAATTGAAATTTAACCTATGCGAGATTGGTAGAATGCTGAACAAACACCATGCAACTGTACTTAATGGAATAAAAATAGACAAGCAATTCCAAAATTGTGACAAGATTTATGATGACATTATTGCACCAATTAAAGACTATCTCTATCCTAGTGATAGACCAATTGAACTACCTAAGTACTCTATATTTGAGGATGTTATGAAATGTAACAACACAACTGATTTAAGGATAATTAAGGAGAGAATAGCTAATGACCAGTATTTAGAGCGTGACAAGTGACAACTCTTCTTATGGGGGGTAGCTAGCTTTTTTAAAAAAACAAGGGGGACACCCCCAAAAAAAGTTGTCTAGTTGTCACGCTTTTGCTGTAACTCAATACCACTATAGCTTATAGGCGTGACAAGGAATTTTGAAGTTGTCCCATAGTTGCCACGTTTGTCACGCATTTGGATAATTAAATTTTATTATTACATTTGCAAAGGGGTTTTGGAGGCATCCATTTAAAAAGTTTTCTTGCTACTTTTCCCCTTCTTTTTTTTTAGCAAGAATAAAAGTAAGAATTATGAAAAAAATATCTGTATTCAAGTCATTGTTTAAGTCAAAAGAGACTCCATTCAATCTCAATCCAGCTGAGGTAGTTGCAAGAATAAGGTTAGGAACTCCAGAACTTATTGAAAAAATCAATCTAATTAGGTCAGTAGATAAGAAAGACCCAAGATATTCAGCATCAAAGAAAGAACTAAATGCAATAATGTTCAATGGTACTTTCTCTGAAAGGACTGCTAAAGGATTGATTGAGCACTCAGGACTTTGTGTATTAGACTTTGATGGTTATCCATCTACTGAGGTAATGGTAGCTGAAAGAGAAAGATTGATTAATGATCCCTATGTAGTGATAGTATTCACTTCTCCTGGTGGCAATGGACTAAAAGCTGTCATAAGAATACCTGAGTCAACTGCTGTAGAACATAAGAGAAGGTTTCTTGCTTACTCTGAATACTTTAAATCTGACTATTTTGACTCAAAGAATCAAGATGTTAGTCGAGTATGCTTTGAATCTTATGACCCTGAGGTTTATTTTAATGAGTTTTGTTTAGTATTTGAAGGAATTACACAAGATAAAGGATTTGAATACATTGAGAAGCCTCCAGTTTGCATACTGCAAGATGAGAATAAGAAGCTAGAATTGATTGAAAAGTTTAAATTTAAGACTTCATTTTCAGATGGTAGTAGAAATTTCTTTATTTTTGAATTAGCATGCTGTCTTTGTGACTATGGTATCAATCAAGATGTGGCTGAGCAGTATCTGTACAATAAGTACACTACAAATGAAGACTTTACTCACTCTGAAATGCTATCAGCTATCAAGTCAGCTTATAAAAAGAGCAACTTTAACAGCAAGTACTTTGAGGATAGATTAACAATTGACAGAATCAAGCTAAAAGTTAAGAATGGTGTAGATGATGAGCAAATTAAGAAGGACCACAACATAACTACAGATGTTTTAATTGACATAAAAGAGGATAGTGGTAGTGATGACATCTTTTGGACTGTATCTAAAAAAGAGATAGTAACAATTGAACCTTTAAAATATAGTAATTTTCTAGTAAAAAATGGATTTAACAAGTTTTATCCTGAGAATGCTGAGAAACCTACATTTGTAAGAGTCATTGAGAATAAAGTTAGGCTGTCTTCTGTAGATCAAATCAAAGACTTTGTGCTTACCTATCTAATTAAGAAGGGACAAATTAATATTTGGAATCATTGTTCTAGGTCACCTTATTTATTTTCAGAGAATCACCTTAACATGATTGACTCAGTCAGTCTTAAAATGTTGCAAGATGGTCATGACTGCTCATACCTACCATTCTTAAATGGTGTTGTTAAAGTCACTAAGGATGAGTCTAAGATGTTAAGCTACATTGATGTTGATGGCTACATTTGGGAGAATCAAATTATAAATAGAGAATTTCACCTAGTGAATGACTTTAATAATGATTTTTATGACTTAGTGCAAAAAGTATCTAATGAAGAGCCTAAGAGAATAGCTGCACTACAATCTACATTAGGGTATTTAATTCATGGCTATAAAGATAGGACCAATCAAAAAGCAATTATTTTTAATGATCAAGAAATAGATGAGAATCCTAATGGTGGTAGTGGTAAGTCTTTAATGTTGACAGCTCTTAATCACATCAGAAAGACAGTTAAGATAGATGGTAAAATGTACAATCCTAGTAAGTCAGACTTTTTATATCAAAGAGTCAATTTAGATACTCAGATTTTAGCATTTGATGACGTAGTTAAGAATTTTAACTTTGAGCAATTATTTATGATAGTATCTGAAGGAATCACTGTAAATCGCAAAAATAAAGATGAGGTGTTTATCCCATTTGAGAGATCACCTAAAATAGTCATAACAACTAACTATGTCATTCAAGGAGCTGGAGGTAGTCATGATCGCAGAAGACATGAAATAGAGTTTTTTCAATACTTCAACTCTAATAACTCCCCTCTTAAGCATTATGGAAAATTACTATTTGACCAATGGTCCACAGATGACTGGTTAAGGTTTGACAATTACATGATTAAGAATTTACAGCTATACTTAAGAGAAGGACTTACTAAGTCAATAGGTATCAATGCTGATGCAAAGAGATTTATTCAAGCTACTAGCAAGGACTTCTATGACTTCATTAGTGAGAATGAACTTGTTAAAGATGTCATGTACTATAACAGCGAATTATTAAGCTCATTTGAGGTAGATTACAATTATAAAGACATGACTCCTCAACGTTTCTCTAAATGGCTACTTGAGTATGCTAAGCATAAAGGCTATAAAATTTCAAAAGATAAAAATCACAAAGGTAGATACATAATTTTTTCAGAACTATGATAATAAATTACAATCAACAAGAACAATGGAGGTCTGAGAGACTTCAAAATGTTAAAAACAAAATAGAAAGCTATTGCTTTGATGAAGAAATTTTTAGCATAACTGACCACAAAGGCACACTAGAAGTAGAATGGATGACTGCCAATCCACATAAAGGATTTATAAATTTACTTAAAGAATTTTGGGAGCTAGAAAATGAGCACCTAGTTGAAAATTATTACAAATCGAAAGCAATATGACACTACAAGAATTTACTAAGATTTGTATTGATTTAGAAATGCAAGGTCAGAATGCTTTGTTTTTAGGAGCAACTGAAAAGAAATACAAAGCTAGACATAAGGTATTAAAATCTAAAGATGTGATAAAAACAGTCACCGAAACATTGCTAGATGACAATGGTGTACCATACACTAAGGTGACCAAAGGAACTAGCAAAAAAGTTAATGACACTAATGCAATTACTAAATTGATTGAAGACTACATGATAGTAATGTATGGATGTTTAGATGTCAGGAGAGTATCCAGCGAAGGTAGATGGAGAAAAGATGCTAGTAAGAAATCAGGTGGTTTCTTTCTTAAAGGACTCAATAAAGGGATGGCAGACGTGGAAGGTACTTTACCAAATGGTATAAAATTCGCAATTGAATTAAAAGCCAGTAAAGGTGATAGACAAAGAAAAGAACAAATACAGCATCAATCAAATTTAACACAATCAAAAGCTATCTATTACCTATGTAGATGGGTAGACTTTGAAACGTTTCAAAAAGAAATACAACAATTAATTCCAATACAATGACAAAAGAAGACTTAGATTTCATTAAGAACTACCAAAGATGGAGAAGGGATAATGAAGGAACACTACCAATGACATCACCTACTGAAATAGGAATAGCACTAGATAAAATGATAGCTTATTGTGAAATGTGCATGAAATTAAATGAAGATGCTGAAAATAGGAGATAAAATAAAAGATACAGAAGATAGTGACTGCTACTTTGTAGGTGAAGTGACTAAGCTCAATAGATTTGGAGGAGTTGAATATTACAAAGTGACTCAAGTCATTTGGAATGGTGAAGACTATACAGATGATGATTACATTGGACAGATAATTGAGCCTAAATGGTGGTATATTCAATTATTTTTATTCTAAATAGTTGCACAACTAAAAATTATTATTACATTTGTAAACAATTAAATAAATATATATGCAAACAGAAGTAACCAAAGTGCCATTGTGGACCAAGATTCACAAGGCAAAGATGAGCATTGGCAAGGTTGTTAAGAACAGCACCAATCCTCACTTTAAAAAGAGCTATGCAGACATAAACGCATTGCTAGAAACAGTTGAGCCAATCCTTCATGAGAATGGATTATTGCTCCTACAACCTATTCATGACAAAATTCTGAGCACTCAGATAATTGACATTGAGTCAGGTGAAATGATAGAGAGCTGGTTAACACTACCTGACAACATTGATCCACAAAAAATGATTAGTGCCACGACTTACTACAGAAGAGCAACTTTACAATCACTATTGAGCCTTCAAGCTGTAGATGATGATGGTAACTCAGTCGCATCAGCAACTAAGCCAACGCTTACAGATGACAGATTCAAAGAGGCTCTTAAGTCAATTGAGTCAGGCAAGTACACAGCAGAGAAATTGAAAGCAGATTTTAACCTAACCAAACAACAAATACAAGCATTATGAAATGGCATCCATCATCACTAGGTAAACTTATGACAGAGTCTAGAACTAAGTCAGAAGTATTAAGTCAGACTACTAAGTCTTATATCGCTAACAAGGCAAAAGAGGACTTCTTTGGCTACAATTCATTTGTATCTACAAAAGCAATGCAGAAAGGCACTGACTGGGAGCACGAGTCTATTGAGTTAGTTAATCAGATTAGAGATACATTTTACATCAAGAATGAAGAAACTTTTCAGAATGACTGCCTAATTGGTACACCTGACATCATTTTAGAGAATTCAATCATTGATATTAAGACTTCATGGTCCTTAGAGACTTTTCCAGCTATATCAGCTGAAGGAGTTAATAAAGATTATGAATGGCAACTAAGAGGCTACATGATGCTATGTGACAAGGAATCAGCTGAGTTAATCTACTGCATGATTGACACAGATGACTTTCTACTTTCAGACTGGGATAATAAAACTATTCACAAGGTGTCTCACATTGACCCTAGAAAGAGAATAACAGTGCTAAGGTATGAACGCAACATTTCAACAGAAGAAGCCATTAGAGAGCGTATTTTAGCTTGTACTGAGTACTACAATGAATATTTTGTACAATTAAACTGTAAGTAATGGAAAAATTCTATTTCATAATTGACACATGTCTAGAAAATATGGAGTATGCTCACTATTCAGCTAGAATATTCAACAAGCAAGGTCATGACTACTGTATTAATCTTACAGCTAACATTGACCAGCTTGACATCAGGAAAGTAAGCAAAGAAGAATTTTTAGAATTTAACAATTTAAACCTTAAGAAATGACAGCAGTAGAATGGTTGGTTGAAAATTCTCATATAATTCCTAAAAACGAATTGAATAAAAGAGAATTAATTAAACAAGCCAAAGAAATGGAGAAACAACAGATAACTGATGCTTATTTAAGAGGTATAGAAAATTTAAAACAACTTTTAAAAGACAAGGAAAATGACAGCAGTAGAATGGTTAACTGAGCAATATTTAACACAATATGATTTGTTAGATTCAGATTTGTATTTAAAAGCCAAAGAAATGGAGAAGAAACAATTATTTTTAGCTTCTAATATTTCAGCAAAAGAAGCATACAAAGCAGGGCAACAAACAATGCATTGTGGATGTTATGAAATATCTGATGCAACTACTTATAAAGAGTGGTTATATGAACAATTTAAATCAGAATAAGATGATTGAACTAAACAAAAATTACATCAACAAAACTAGGGAGCAGTTGGTTATGCCTATCTCAGATAAGGGAGGCATGGTTATTTATCAAGTGACTAAAAAGTCAACTGATAACCCTATAACAGAATTCAAGTGCACAACTGCACGATTTTTAAACCTATATAAATTATCAAAATAGAGGCTCGGTAAAGTCTACCCCTCCAGTTACTCGAAGTCTGGCAAATTAAATTACAATACAGTTGGAGGGGTTTTTTAAGTAACAAGTAAACAAATAATATGAATCAACACACAACAACTGGAGCAATCATCAACAAATTGCCAATTAAACAAGTATCTGAGAAGTTCAAGATACAAGAGTTTATCTTAAGAGTAGGTAACCCTGATGACAAGTACCCTCAAGAGGTAAAATTTCAATTAGTGAATGACAACATTGACCTACTAGACTTTATCCAGGTGAATGAAGTAGTAGAGGTAACATTTGAGCTGAGAGGTAGAGAATACAATGGCACACACTATGTGACCTTAAATGCTCTAAAAGTTACTTCTAAGCTATTCTAATGAGACTAGTAAAGTACATCATAGTAATGCTATGCATTTTAGCATTCTTTGTTCTGTTCTTCTATGGAATGTATACCTTCTTAGGCAAAACAGGAGTAACAATTGTCTCAATAATAATACTAATTTACTTTATCTATGGATTTGTCAAAGATGCATACTATCACTATCTTAACAGATAAGGACTTCTCAGTCAAAGAGTGGATGATAGAACAGACTAACCTGAGAATGACTAACAGATACAAGCAGACTCACATAGCTGAGGACATTGGAGTTAATGGCTCACAATTATCTAGGTTTCTAACTGGCAACACTGTTAAAGACTCATTCTATGAGAAGTGGTTTAAGTGGTACATAAATCAAGGGAGTTGACAGCTCCCTTTGTCGTTTATAAATAATAACTAACTTTACAACATGATATCATACATA